GTCCATGCTCTCGAATTGCTCCGGAGATTATACCATATAATCCGCCGTAACTTTTAATTAGTTTTTTATATTCTTGCTCGTTTATTTTCATGTTATTAATTTAATTTATTATAGATTAGCGTCTTGATAATTAGCTTTATAAACTTTTTTGATGTCTGTGATTGAATAAATACCCTTAAATATTTCTATAACCTCAGTTGTATCTCCTGTATAAAAACATTCATAATTATTTAACTCGTAGAGGATCGCTTCGGTTTTGGCTTCTCTTGCCTCCTTTAGTTCCCTTGTCTTGGTTTTGTTGGCTTCTTTGATTAGCTTGGTAAACTTATCGATGTTTTTACTTGGCATAAAACCGCCGGCTCCGATATTTGTAACTTTTTCACCTTCTTTCAATTTATTAAATTCTTTAAGCTTCTTAATTCCTTCTTGAAATCGATCGTTACTAAAGGCCCAAAATGTCCCACAATCATCTAGTATTTTATTATATGCGTCTGAGTGTTTTAGTTTGATTTCTTGATAAGTCATTTTAATTATATTTATAATTAGATATTTATTATTGTCTAGCTATTGAGAGCTAAACAATGTATAACTATTTAATTACTTACGTTTTAAAAGTTGTGCGATCCCATACCCGTTGAAATAGCGTGTATTGGCTTTTTTATGTTTTGAGTATTGGGAAGTATTGTGTTTTAATGCTTTGTTTATTGGTTTCATATGTTTAAAGTTTAAAGGCCTTTATAATATTATTTGTTATATTGTGCATTTCCGAAAATGTTTTGATTGTTGAGTCGAATATTTGATATTCTCTGTTTTTATAAATAAAATAGATTTTATTATTTTTATATTCTATACGTTGGTATAGTTTTTTATTCATTTTCATATGTTTATTATCTTAAAATGTATTAATTAAGTGATTGAGTATGTTGCTTTTATCTTCCTTGTATCGAGCCACGTTAGCCAGCTAGCGAGTGATTTCTTTGATAAGTGATATATTGTTTGAGTTGATTGTCTTTGGTGAGTGGGGGAGTGCCGGGGAATATCATAATGTAATGTAAACATAGAATACATTTATTTAATTAGTTATACTAGTATAATACATTAATCTATTTAATAAGTCAATAGCATTATTGTGAATAACTTAATGCCGTTTATATTGGCTAAGGTTGGGGATATTATGCTAATAAATACCCTTTTATACCCTTTTAAAAAAAAGGGAATTTCTAATTCCTTGACTAAATTTAGCTTAATATCGACTTATTACTACTATTATACTATTCTTTTTAAATTTAAAAATATATATATAATAATAGTAAAGGGATAAAAAACAACACTATTGCTCTATAGAAAAAAGTTTATTAAAAAAAGGGAAATCAGCGTAATTTTTCACAGTATTTGTCGATTCTAAGGCTAATATTAAAGAAAAATCTAACTATACTCAATTACGCTGATTAATACCCTTTTTTTATTTATAGCTATTATTAGCTTAAAAAAGGGTATTAGTTTCTTATGTTTAAAATAAAGCCTTAGGATTAAATAAAATTAAATAATAATAACAATTAAAACACCTTAAACGGTGTTTTTTGTTATAAGTTGCCTAAATTTAGTTAAAACGTGGCTATGTATGCCGTTTTAAGGCTTTTAAAAAAATTAGTTGATAGATTATACGGCTTGTTACGTTTTGTTTGGCGTGGTATAATATAGATATTACTAATTAGATATAAATATATGGTGAGAGGAGCGGGCGGACGACCGTTGAAATTTAAAACAGTTGAAGGCTTACAAATTAAGATTGATAAGTATTTTGATAGTTTAGTCAAAGTTAAATGGGTTGATGAAAAACAAAGAGATGATAAAACTGGGGAATTGTTGAAAGATAGTAATGGTAAATATATAATAAAACCAATTAGATATTATTATGATGATCCGTTGCCAACGGTTACGGGGCTAGCTTTAGGCTTAGACACTAGCAGAGAAACATTAATGAATTATCAAGATAAAGGCGAGTATTTTGCTACTATAAAAAAAGCAAAGGATAGAGTACAGGCAAGTTATGAACAAACAATGCGAAAAAGTGGTAAAGCTGGCGATATTTTCGCACTCAAGAATTTCGGATGGACTGATAAGCAGGAAATAGATCACACAATTAAGGGTGATAGCCTAAGCGATGTATTGACTAAGGCCAAAGACTCCAGTAAGTAGTAGTATATAGACACTACATATAGTGGTTGAAATTTGTGTTATAATAGTAGTCGATATAACGGCTAACATTGCAGTACTTCGCATAACATATATAAAGAAATTAAACACGAATCGTGTGTTTTGTCAAGTAATCACTTGCGTAAAGCGAGCGTCCCCCCGTTGCGCCGGACATAATATGTATATCGAGCCTGAAAATTTCGTATAATTTTTCAAAAGTGACTTGACAATATATTAATAATTAAGTATAAAATACAATCCCTCTCTAAGCCCTCCATTGCTAAAACAATGTCGAGGAACACATAGTCGTTTTATTGCCCTCTCGCTTTAAGTGAGGGGCCTGGCGGGGAATACATTAGATTGCTATGTCTAAAAAAGAACTAGAGCCACAAGTACAAAGGGTATTAGAATATCAGAAATCTCCATTACCTTTTATTAAGGATATGTGGGGATTAATACCACAACCAATAAGACCAGAATTCGTCTCCCGAGTTGAGATTTATATGGAAGATGTCTGCTATGACGATATTCTTCCTATTTTTTTTGAAACATACGAAGAAGGAAAGCACATTACATATCAACAGTGGATGATGTTAAAATCCATTGAAAATGCAGTACAAAATAAAGGTAAGAAACGTATATCAGTCCGTTCTGGTCATGGTATAGGAAAATCGACTACAATGAGTTGGTTACTGCTATGGTTCCTATTTGTGAACAAGGATGCAAAAGTTCCATGTACCGCTCCATCAGCTACTCAGATGTATGATGTTTTATGGAAAGAAATCAAGAAATGGATATTAAAAATGCCAGAATCAGTAGGTAATCTATACGATCACCAAGCACATTATATAAGGATGACAGAGAGTAAGGACACTTGGTGGGCTCGTGCTAAGACAGCCAGGAAAGAATCTCCAGAAGCTTTAGCAGGAATACATGGTGATGCAGTTATGTTGCTTATTGATGAAGCAAGTGGTGTCCCAGAGGAGATATTCAATACCGCTGAAGGAGCATTGACAGAAGAGAATATTCTAGTTGTAATGATTTCAAATCCTACTAGAATTACAGGTTACTTTTTTCAGAGTCATAATATGAAAGAGGGCGGTGATGGTGATGATTGGGAGAAATTTCATTTCTCAACAGTGGATTGTCCGAGAGTTACTGAAGCTTATGAGCAACGTATTATCAAGAAGCATGGTAAGGATAGTGATGAGTATAAGATTCGTGTGTTGGGTGATTTTCCATCAAGTGAAACTCAAGACGATGAGGGATATGTCAATCTTTTAGGCCATGATGATATTGTAGAAATTCCGGTACCACAAGCCATCTCATCAAACACAATTTGGATAGGCGTTCCGATTATGGGAGTTGATCCTGCAGGCGAGGGTGTAGATACTACCGATTGGGTGATTAGGGATAGTTTCAAAGCAAGAAGAGTTTGTACAGAGAAAATTTCGTCTGATAAGTCGATTATGAAGAAAACGATTGAGCTTGCACTATTAAATGGTGTAAAGGCTGAGGATATATATGTAGATAGTTTTGGTGAAGGAGGTAAGGCTGCGATTGAACTTACAAAGCAAGGTTGGTTCGTAAATGCAGTGCATGTTGGTGACCAGTGTGAGGATGATGATGATAAGGAGTTATATATGAATAAGAGGGCAATGATGTTCTCTCGTCTCAAGAAATGGACAAAAACTGGTGGTGAGTATATTCAGAATGGTGCCTGGAAGAAAGAGCTTACCACTATTCGAGAAAGAAGGTCTGAAGGCAAATCTAGGGTTCAGATAATGTCGAAACTTAAGATGAAGAAGAAAGGATTTAAATCTCCGAATACAGCAGATGCAGTTGGTTTAACATTTATTGATGATGTTGGTGAACAACGCGCTCCAATTAAAATCATAACTAGGGCCCAGCAGGAAGTTAATCGAAACCGTAATAATAACAATTCATTAGTTAATAATAATAATCAAGCCCAAAACGATAAATATTCACCAATCTAATATATGTCAGAACTAAATCCAAATAAAAATACTAAGAAGGAATCGGACTCACTAAAGCAAGATGAGGAGAAATTAAAAAAGGAGCCAATGACACCGAAACTATCTAAGTTGCAACAAGATAGGTTAGCTTCTAATATTCAGAAGATTACTCGTGCTAAGGATCAGAGGAATGAAGCGAGGGAGGAGTTCGATGACATGACATACGAACAGGATTATTTTTATAACAAAAGGGCTAAGAACGCGTATCTTCCAAAGAAAGCGAATGATGATGAGACTAGGGTTAATACAGGAACCATTGAGCAGAAGGTTGAGGTTTTAATGAATGAGTTATTGTCGATGAACTTGCAACCAGAAGGTAATGTATTTGATGATGATGATAATGAGGTAAAGAATTTAGGAGGTGATTTTATTGATATAGTGAAAAGAACTAATCAGATCGAGAAGGATGAAGATTTCTGGGTGGATTTTGTTATGGAATTAATTACTCAACGTGCGGTTTTTGTTCAAGAGGCTGACACAGTACAGAAGTATTTCTCTACTACAATACGCCGGGCTGAAAAGAAATTATGGTCTGGATTACGTGTGTATCTAGGGGATGTTAATATTCCAGCGAGAATGTTTCAAACACAGCCTTATATTTGTTTATATACTAGACGTTCATACGATGAGGCTAAGACTATTTACGGAGAATGGGAGCGATGGAAATATGTTACAGCAGGTTCTTTTAATGGTTCATCTGAAAATCCAATTGGTTATAGAATGAATAATCTTAATGACCAAGAAATTGAGGAGATTCATATTATAAATCCAATAACAAATGAGTATGATATTTTAATTAATGGTGTTCCGATGATGGTTGATCCAGTTAAGTTGCCTTGGATGGTAATACCTGGGCGAGCTTACAATATGGGAATGTTTACCATTAAATCACTTGATACAGATTTTGCTTATGGGAAACAACCAGTTGCTTCAGCTAAATTTATGCAAGGGTTGAAGGATGAGACTATTCGGTTGATGATTAGGAAGATGCAGCAAGCTATTGAGCCACCAATTGGAGTAAAGAAGGGTAATGTATATTCTAAAGATATTTGGAGTCCTGGTTCAGTAGCTCAAGGTGTAGGTAAAGATGATTTTTCAAAACTTATTGACCATGATGGCGTAACAAACTCTGAGTTTAATATGCTTGAATTGATTGAGACTGAAACTGAGAAGTTTTTAGCTACAGGTACCCTAGGGGGTGTATCACCGTCAGGAGAGCAAACAGCTACTGAGTCACAACAATTACAAAGGAACTCGATTAAGAATTTAGGATTGATAGTGTTGGCAGTAATGAGAGCTAAGAGGGATATGAGTTTTTTGAGAATTTATAATATTATTGAGAATTTCGTACAACCTAAGCGCCGGTCGCTTGATTCATTATCAAATCAGTTGTCGAATGTATTTAATAAGTTCACAATCAATAACGTAATACTTGATAATGGAAAAAAAGGAAAGAAAGTTATTCAATTTACTGATAGTCCATTAACTGAGGAAGAGAAAGGTAATATATTTTCATTTGAGGAAAGAGAAGAAGCTCTAGGTAGACCAATTAGGATTAGGGCTATCAATGTTAAGCTATTAAAACAGTTACAGTTATTCTGGTTTGTGACAGTCACATCTCAGCCGATAGAAGGATCACAATTATCTAAGGTATTATATAAGGATAAATTAGCTCAAGGAGTTGGAATTGAAGAAGCATCGAAAGGTCAAAAGAAAATAAACTGGGATAAGGCGGCTGAAGATTTTGAGGGTACATGGGAAACTAAGGATTTCTTTCAGAAAGAAGCACCTCAACAATTAGGTCAAGGCCAACAACCTCAACCAGAAGAAGGCCAAGGAGAAGACTTGCTGAAACAAATAGAAGGATTTGAAAGGAGTCAGGCAGGCTCTGAGATGACAGAAGGCTCTAGAAGACAGAACCAAAAGCCATCAATTAATAGAATTGAAGATAATGTACAATAGACTATGTTATATAGAATAAAAAATTTCTGGTTAAATTTAACTAGGAAAAATTTAGATAGTGAATATAAACTCGAAATAATAAGATTGAAAGAAAAGGTAAATACACTGCAAGAGCTAGTCGGAGATCCAAAATTCGTAGTAGAGAAAGTATTAAACCAAGATTTATCTTGGTATAATTATAAACAATTAAAGCCAGCAGATAGAGTTATATATTGGCAAAGTGCACAAGCGATCATTAAAAACGATACCTTTAAGAATGAGATTAAACACACTTGTAGTGATTTAATAAATGAAATAGCTAAAGAGAGTAAAAGTTTTAAACAGGTTATTGAATTGAGAATGACTATAAATGGATTAATGTTATTGAAAGACAGATTTGAAGATATATCTAGTAACGATGATAAACCTACTAAGCTAGAACCTTTTAAGGAAGTTTAAATAAATAAGTAATTACCCACAGTCACACCCGCGGACTTGCAATATGCGGAGGGAAATGGGTACCAAAAGTATGCCGGAAACAATTACTCTTGATGATGGAACTACACGAGAAGTTCTGACAGAACAAGAGCAAAGCGATTTACAGGCTGGTCACGATGCTAATATAGCAAAACGTGATACAGTTAAAGAGTTTGATACTCTGAAAGATGGTTTGGAATTAAAAGAAGGACAAACTGTTAGTGATCGTTTACAAGAGATGAAGGATTCAGTTAATCCTAATTATCCTAAAATGAGAGCAACTATTAAGTCTTTAAAGGATGCAGCTAAAAAAGAAGGGATAGAGACAGACGAAGAAGGAAACATTGTCGAAGCAAACAAAAGTCTTACAGCAGAAGAAACTAAAGCTATAACGAATCAAACATTTGATGAGAGACAAACCGAGGCTAATAAAATTGGAGCATTAAAAGATTATAGTACTAAAGAAGCCGAGGATATTGGTAAAGTGTTTGACAAATTAGCAACCCTCGGTGGAACTTTTAAGGAGAATATGGGTCTAGCGATTCAAACTGTTCTCCCTGGAACAACCGAAAATGCTGTAAAGAGTGTTAATTCATTACCAGGTGGAGGAGGCCCAAGGCAAGCTACTGCGGGAGAAGCTACTGAAGAGCTAAAAACATTTGGTGCAAAATTTGGATTAACATCTGAAGACTTTAAAAAATAATTAAAAGAATATGACAAATATTGACGAAATATTAAAAAACGAAGATACAAAGAAAGTAGTTACTGAGCCTAAAAAAGAAGTAGTGAAAGAAGAAGGCTCGGTTACATTGACTAAGGATGAGTTCACAGCACTATCGGATAGACTTAATAGATTGGAAAAAACTGCTAATAAGTCTAGGTTACATAATTTTGATAGACTAAATCAAGAGAACCCGGAAACAATTTATAGATTAAGAACTATTGATGGAAAAATTGTTATTGGGTGGTCAAATCTATTAACTAATAAAGTTGAAGTTGATCCTCAGAATAAGAAATATACAGAAGATCAAAAACTTGAAGTTTATTTTGAAGATGATACTAAAGAGATAATGACATTAGTAATGTTTAATAGACGGTATCAATTCATTAGATTATTGCTAGTCGAAGAGAAATTATTAAGAGATAAAGAAAAGATTGCTAAACATGGTAATCGAGTATTTACTCTAAAGGATTTAGAATCTAGTAAAGAATACATGATAGGTGAGAGATTTGTTAACTAATAATAAAACAACTATGAGTGAAGAAAAAAAGGCACAATATCTTGGGCCAAAAAAAATTAGATCAGCTGAACCTAATAAAGATGATGACACAGAATTATTTGTTACATTTAAAGATAATACTAAGATTGCTATTAAACAAAAATTGTTTGATTTAATGGTATCAGAAGTAAAGACAGAATCAGTTGATGATAATAGCTTTACTAGCGCAATGTATTATTTTATTGCGAAAAAGATTGTACTTGATTTAGCTGATTATGGATTAGAAAAGTATCAAGTTGAAAGTGTAGCAAAGAATGTAGGAACACTTATTCATAACCTATTAGAGAAAAAAATCGGAGAAGTTTTTGATTGCGATAGTTCCGAGAGAATCTCTTTAGAGGATATTATAAAATGAGTATCTGTAAAAACTGTTACTATAGAAAAAAGTTAATCTTTAATCTATTTAAGCAGGATAAACAAAGACCTAGGATTTATACAGTGCATTGTGGTCTAATACCTACTAAAGACCCTCTGTTTATAAAGTGCGAACATTTCAAAAGTAAATAATTGGAACATAGATATACAGGAGATTGAGTCTCCTGTAACCTGTGGTTCAGTGTAATAACCAATCTTCAGGGAGACAACCCTCGTAATAAACCAGATCTTTCATGGATGCAAACCATGTTAAAAAGCAAAGATATGAAAAACGACTAAGTGAACATTAAAAAAATAATAAAAAAAAGATGTTTATTAGAAAACAAGGTAAAACAAAATTTCTTTGGTTACCAGTAACTGTCTCTACTACTTTTTCTGAGAATGGATTAGTTGATTGGGCTTCTGGATATTTAACTGAGGCTACGGCTATATCAAAACCTTATAATATTGTTGGTGTTATCCGTCATGCTATTACAGCTGCTGATTCTGATTACGCAGTAGCAAGAATGGTAGAAGTTGAAGTTCCTGTAGAACTAAATGTAATTTGGGAAGCTCCAGTTACATCTGGATTAGTTGCAGCAGATCGTGGTTTATTCCAAGATATTACTGACAACTTGACAGTAAATCGTGCTGCATCAACATTGGACGTTGCCCAATGTATTAAGGTACGTTCTACTACTAAAGGTTATTTCATTCTCAACATTGGTGTTGGTGGAATGGGGGTAATCGGAGATTAATTAATAATTTAATTCTTTAAACAGTAAGCCATATCGGGCCTTGATATGGCGTTAGAGAAACCAAATAAATGGAATTAAATACAATATCACTGCCGGACTTCGTTAAATTAGGCGAAGTAATGTTTAAGAAAGGGGAAGTTAGTGTACCCCAAGTTATGAGAGGCTCTGGTCTTTTCAATGTTTCTCCTATACCAAATAATACTGGTAATACAAGAGAATTCAGCGAAATCGATCTTGAAGAGTATGCTGATAACAAAGGTGAATCTGCTCAAACAAACAGAGCTAAGGTTCAACAAGGTTATACTAAGGTAATGACTAAGAAACGTATTGCTAAAGATATTGGTATTTCTTACGAAGATCGTACAGAGAACAAATATCCCGAAGTAACTCGAAAACTTACCAACCTTGGTAAATTAGCTACTAATAGAATGGATCTTGATTTAGCACATAGACTTGCTTTTGCTACTGCAACTTCAATGACTGATAAGGATGGAGATACTGTTGATTTGTCACTTGGTGATACATTGTCTCTAGCTTCAACAGGTCATACAGTAAGAGGAAGTTCAGACACATACCGAAATATTCTAGCTAATAACCCAAGAATTTCTAAGGGTTCTTTACAAGGAATGAGACGTTTAGTAATCGAAGAAACTATTAACCAATTTGGTGAAAAAGTTGTAAGAACATTCGATATTTTATGGACAACCGATGATCCTGAAGATATTGATATTGCAGCAGAGATTCTAAGATCTACTTCAAACCCTACACAAAATAACGCTGGTGTTATTAATGTAGATCAATCTAGATACAAACATATCATCTTACCTCGTGTAGCAACTGATGCCGCTGGTAATGTTGATACTGATAAGAGACATTATTGGGGTATCGCTTCAAGTTCTGATTCACAAGCTCATCTTGGAGTTTGGGAGGAAGCACACATGAAGTCACCTAATGATGAGGATTTTTCAACTGACGATACTAACTTTGGTGTACGTGCTGGCTACGGTATTGTTATCGTTTCAGGCGCTTGGTTTAAATTCTCAGCAGGAAATGGAGATGCTTAAAACTTAATATACATTTATAATCTATGTCTTTTAGGACGGTGGTGGGATTATAAATAAACAATAAACAAATGAATAGAAATTTAAACTCTGGGTACGGTCAGGCTCAAGCCGCTGGAATCCCATTCACAACTGGTAATGTCTTCTTTGTAGATAATGCTAGTGGTGCAAACATTAATGCGATTGATAGTCTATACACTCCTTTAAATGGTCTTGTTAGGCGATATGCAACTATAACTTTAGCTTTAGCTGCTTGTGTAGCAGACCATGGTGACGTGATTGTTCTTGCTCCTGATTTTGCAACAGCTCTAAGTGCTGCTGAACTATTAGCTGCTGAAACAAAAGGAGTTGCTATTGTTCCTGCTCAATCTAATAAGGATGGTATCGTAACTGTTTATACTCCTGATACAGCTATCGCCGCTGCATCTGACAAAACTATCTTTACCATAACTGGGTTAGTCGAGGTTGTTCAAATTATCGGTAAAGTAGGTACTGTTATTGAAACAACTGCTAATGCAGCTTTATTGAAGATCAATCCTACAGCTGGTGCTGATGTAGATTTATGTGCTGCATTAGATATTACAGCTGCTGCTGCAAAATCATTCCTATCTATTACAGGAACAGCCGCTAACGCTTTAGTAAACACTGATTCTGGAGCTATTGTAAAACAAGCAGTTCCAATCATTGTTGATGCTGGTGTTATCGAATTGGAAACAGCAGGTGATGCTACTGGTACTGTTAAGTGGATGTTACAATACAAACCATTAGAAACAGGTGCTAGAGTATTTGGAAACTAATTAATTAACTTCTTTATATGAAAAAAAAGACAGAAAAAAAAGTAGAAGTTAAGAAAGTCGTTGTTGAAAAGAAAGTAGAAACAAAAAAAGAGGAAGTAAAAAAAGAAAAGAAAACAAAAGAAGAAAAACGAATTGAAGCCAGACCGAATGGCGGGAAGGTGGAACATAAAATTGACGGTAGAAAACTTGGTAAAGCCGGGTTAGTTATCGAATCCGTTACAAAAAGAGAAGTAAACGGAAGATCATATAATCATATTACTATTACAAATGGCACAACATTCTTGTTGTCTGACAGGGATTTAGAAGCTCAAGTTAGTAATTAGTTATATTGCCCATAGGGGTTGCCCGTGGGCAGCAAATTAATAATAAACTTAATATCAAATATATGACAATGGATAATTACGAACCAAAATCGGTTAGGGCTGCAAAAATTCTTACAACTTCTTATGTTGCAGGAACATTGCTCGAAGACATTAAACAAAATAATCAACTTGTACTATTGGTCGATTTTACTAAGGGTAGTCTTACTACAGCAGAATTGAAAATTGAATTTTCAGACGATGGTATAAATTTCTATCCAGAAACTTCTAGTTCTGTTACAGGAGGCACTGATTCTATCACTTTGTTAGCAAGGCAATTACCAGCGACTTCTGGTGCTTATGCTATTAAAATTCCGATTAAAGCTGCTATAATTAGAGTTTCAGCTAAAGGGACTGGTACAGCTACTGGTTCTAGTATGGCTATTAAGGCTATTGTAGGTCAAGTTTAATAATTAAATTTAAAAATATGGAAAATAAGACTAGACCATTCAATGACTTAGAATTACAAGTTAAAGAAAAAGAGGCTGAATTAAAAATGTTGTCTGATAGGGTTGATCAATATAATAAAATGGTTGAGGATGCTAAAGGAATTGAAGTTGTAATCGAAAAGAAAAAGAAGGAGCGAGATTCTCTTATGTCTACTATAGTAAAAATAACAAATAAGGATTCTGAGTTGAAAAAACTAAGAAAAGAAGATCTCTTAAAAATTGATAAAAGAATATCAGCTAGCACAAAAGAACTTAATGACCTCCAGTTTGATATTGTAGGAGCTAATACTAGTCTTAATGTAGTTCAATCTAAATTAGAAAAAACTAATAAGGAAATTATTAAAGTCAATAATGATATTAAAGTATCTAAATACGAAAAAATATTAGTTGATAAACAATTAATAGAAAAGAACGGAGAGTTGGAAGACGTTAGTGGTAAAACTAGCAATATGATAATTTGTAAAGAAAGTTTTGAAAAAGAAGTATCAGAGTTAGAGTTGAATAAATCTGAATTAATTATAGAGATTGATAAAAAAACAAAAGCAGGAGAAAAGGAAGTAAAGCTATTAAAAGAAGAGTCAATTAATATTGAAGAAACAAATCAAAGAGGAAGGGAGTTAACATTTGATTTAGAAAGGCAAGTTAAAGAATTACAACTATCTAAAGATTCTAAATTAAAAGAGTTCGCTGATAGACAACTAGAGCTAGATCAATCTTTCGGAGAATTATCACTTAGAGAAAAGGAATTAAATATGGCTAAAGGATATTTAGCTCATGTTATTAAACAATTATCAGAGATCGACCCAAAGAAATTATCAAAAATTGATTTATCTAAGATATAAAAAAATGTCTATAAAGAAAACATTACTAATAACTATTTCCGGTATTATACTTTTATCAGGATTAGCTGTATCGGCTGTTAATTATAAAATATCATCTAGCGATAAAGTAGTAGGTGATGGTTTTTATAATATTTTAGAAAATCCTACTCTTGGGAGCTTATCAGATGTTGATACAACATTAGCCTCGGTAGATGATATATTAATATATGATGGTTCAGATTGGATAGCTGAGATTAATCCTGGAGGAAGTGGCGGAGGAGGTTCTTCTATTTGGTCAACTACAACACCCGATTTAATATATTATTATAATGGTTTTAGAGATTTGATTATTGGTGGTAACGCTACTACAACAGAAGTAAATAATAATCTTGAAGTAATCGGAGGACTTTACACTGACGAAGCTACAACCACAGGCTTTACAATCAACGGTGAAAGATTTACTGATTTTACAGGAACAGGACTTTCAAATGTCGGTGGTGTTTTAACTGCTAGTGGTGGAAGTGGAGATTTAGTTTCAACTAACAACCTTTCAGACGTAAGCAGTTCAGTATTATCAGCTCATAACTTATTTGATGATAGTATATTCGCTGTAGAAACAGTTGTACCAGCCGATAAAATATTAATGAAAGACGTATCTGGATCAAATGTATTAAAAACAGTAACAGCACAATCTATCGCAGATTTATATAGTGGAGTTACATACGAATCAGACCCTACCTGGATTGCTTCAAGCTCGAACTACTACACAAAAGCAGAAGCAGATGCAGCAGATGATTATGAAGCTGATACCAATACACAGTTATCAGATGGAGACATTGGTGCTTTTGGTTATATAAAAGACTACACTGAATCTGACCCTATCTGGATGGCAGCCAGTTCAAGTTATGCAACCTTTGATGATATTTCTGATTTAGGTGGCGGTGATATGGTTGAAGCAAATTATGATACTGAAGCAGAATTTGAATCAAGACTCTTCGCAGTAACAGTACCAACAGAACTAACAGCTGGGCTAGAGACACAAGACACTTGTGCTGAGATTTCAGGTTGTGTTGTTGGAGCTATAACGACTGATACAAATACTCAACTATCACAAGAACAAGTAGAAGATTATGTTGGTGGAATGACAAGCGGAACAGAAACGAATATTTCAGTTACCTACAATGATACTACTGGGAATCTAAACTATGTTGTTACTGATGCTTGGTATAACTCTTTAGATGATTTAAAGGCGGCAGTCTCAAATGATTTTCATAATTTAGGGGGTACTGATGCCAATACAACCTATCTAGGAGGAACAAACTTAACATTGAGTGGAACAACTTTCAATGTAGACAATCCA